ACTGACAACATTTTCCTACAGATATTTGTTGATGGTCAGGAATTGCCGTTGCAGAACATGCCACTGATCCGATTGAACTTGCACAGCAGACTTCGTACTCACGTGCCTGTGGGTGAAATTGTTATCAGTGATCCTTTGGGTATAAACAACCGCTTGATCAATTTAACGGACGGAACGCCCATTGTCCTGCGTATAGGAACTTCAAGCGCCAGATCATCTTTGTACAACTTTCGCGCCTTTAGACCCAAGAGCGTACCTTCGGAATCTGGGCAATCTGTGATTCTAAGCATGTACGCCGATCACCCCGAATACTGGACTTCGCGCACAACAAAGCCTTTTGAAGGATCCAGCAGCGACTTGTTGAAGCACATTGCCAACTTGTGCGGTCTTGCTGCGGCTGTGGACGCAACTTCAGATGCTCAAGTGTGGTTGCCTATGAATCGCCGCTATTGTGAATTTGCACAAGCAGGTGCTTTGGCCGGCTATGTCAATGCCACCAGTTGTATGCAGTACGGACTGAGGTTGGACAGGTTGTTGACCTACAAGAATGTGGACGCAATTGACTATGGTGCAGGCAACGTCAGCATGTTTCAAACCGGATTATACGGTGATCCTCAGTATCGTATCTGGCCTTGTTTGGGCTACAAACCCAGCAGCACAAGCGGCTATGCCAATAACACTCAAGGCTACGCACATACTCAAGTGAGCTCCAGTGTTGTATCTGCTAGCCAAGTGTATAAAGAAGTAACAAAAACACGCGCCAATGACAACATGTATGTCAACAGCACTTTGAGTAGCACCTTGAAAAACAAAGGCAAGGCCACAATATCACCTGTTGATGCTGGCAACACTCACTTGAATTACCAACGAGCCTTGTATCAAAATGCCCGTAGTGCCGCGTTGAATTCAGGCAAATTGGAATTGGTTACAAATCAAGTCACAGGCATTGATTTGTTAGACCCTGTTATAACTCAATTGGTGGGTTTGAATTCAACTAATACCAGTGATGTGAACAGCGAAAAAGATGTAGATGGCAGTTACTACGTGGGTGCTAAAACTGTGTACGTGGACATGAGAGCCGTTTACTATGAACGATTTACTTTGTTGCGTGATGGACACAACACAAACTTGAACCCTTCGAATCGAGACTTATGAACAAGCAACCCACTCAAGACTTGATAGGCGTAGTGGTCGACAACGCTGATCCGCTGCACTTGCATCGACTTCGCATTCGTGTGAGCGAATGGCACACCGATGTGAGTGACACACAATTGCCGTGGTTCTTGCCGCACGGACTTGACGGTTGGGGTGCAACGGCAGCCGGGGGCAGTTTTGGACCACCTTTGATAGGCAGCACAATGTGGGTATCCTTGCATCAAGGGGATCCACACAGTCCTATTTACACTGGCTACGTCAGGGACATTAGCAATATCATAGCGGTGGGTGCCGTTAATAGTCCACATCGCGTGGGATTCAACACCGGAAGCAGTGACTATTTTTATCTAGATCGTCAAACAGGTGAAGTGAAATTCGTTCACCGAACAGGAACCACTTTTGTGATTGATGGTGCAACGGGTCGAGTAACTGTGACCTCAGTTGAAAAGACTGTGGTGAACTCCACAGGCAACGTTGAGATAACGTGTCCTACTTTGGTGTTGACAGGCAACTTTGCTGCAACTGGCAGCACCTTTACACACAACGGTGTCAACGTAGGCGACACACATACACACAGCGGTGTTGTTGGTGGACCAGCTAACACGGGAGTTCCTAACTAAGGATATAACATGAGCTATAAACAACGCGTGGATGTAAACAGCTTGTTGGGCATCAACGGATTGGGTGTATTGGTTCGCGGGGCCGATGCAATAAACAACAGCATCTACAATATTTTGAGTTGTTTGTTGGGCACCCGAGCTTATCAACCTTTGTATGGCAGCATGTTGCCTCACTATATATGGGATCAAGTCAATGTGGCAACTGCTCAGAAAATCCGTATTGCTGCGATTCAAGCACTTGAGAACTATGAACCTGACATACTGTTGGACATAAGCCGAACCCGCATAGAGCCTTTGGCCTCAGGAACTGGTTACGATGTGACTATCGCTTATGTTTTACGTGAAGATAACACCACAGGCAATGCTCGCTTTGCTTTTGATAGGGGAAATTAATGAGCTTGACTAAAATACTTATTGACCAAAAAGACTTGGTCACAGACTTGCAATCAAGGTTGGCCACAAAGGACAGTTGGAAAGACTTGCTGACAACCGCAACAGGGCAAGCTTTGATTGAGTTTAGTGCGGCCAACACTGAGGAAGCTGTGTTTGCCAACGAACGCACAATGCAAGAAACCTTCATGGACACGGCTTTGATGCCCACAAACATACGCGAACGTGCGCGTCATTTGGGTGTCCGACTCAACCGGAAAACACCGGCCCATTGCACAGTGACTTTGAGCCGAACTGCAACGGGCCTTGCCTTGACTTTGCCAGCCTACACAGTGTTTACCTGCAATGGCCTTGATCTGTATAACCGAACTGCCTTGACCTTTGGCAGTGCAGTCACTTCAATGGATGTGACTCTGTACGCTGGAGTCTACAACACCTTGTATGCGCTAGGCACAGGGGCTGACTTCCAAACCTTTTTGAGTTCTGAAAAGGATTTTGCCGTAAGTGAATACGATGTGAAAGTGTTGGTGAATGCCGTTAACATACCTGTTGTAACCGACGGGTTCTGGCGCTATTCAGGAACTGCTGCGGTACGTGATCAAACCACAGCCGACGGTCGCCTTGAACTGTTGTTTGGCAATGCCTATTTCGGAACAAAACTCGCCAGCGGGGCACAGGTTCAAATAAGCTACATTGTGAATAATGGACTTGCCGACAACGATGTGACCTTTGGCGGCAACGATGTACGCATGAGCAACAGCGTTGATGTGTGGGGCATCACAACAACCGGATTGTCAGGCGGCTCCAATGAAAGTGCTGTAGAAACCTATCGCCTTGTGTCCAGCAGCTTGTTTGCAAGTGGTGACCGCGCTGTAAACAAAGCCGAGTACCAATCAACTGCTTTGAATTATCCCGGCGTGATTGATGCACAAACTTTGGGTCAAGCTGAGTTGAGTCCCACACGCTTGAGTTACATGAGCTTGGTGCGAGTTGCTTTGTTGACGGATTCGGTGTGGGACAACGCAATGTGGCTTGCCTTTGTTGAGTGGTACACACAATTGACTATGTACACCACACGCTACTACCAAGAAACGGTGAGGGCAGTCAATTACACAATCACTGCCGAACTGTTCTTTGATGCCAGCGCCGACCTAAATCAGGGCCTAGCTGATGCCAACGCCGCAGCAACCTTGTTTACAACACCCAGAGCAGGCAGCATTGGCAGCAGTGTGTACAAAAGTGAAATTTATGACATGTTGAAATTGAGCAACGTGGATATAAAGTACTTGAAAATGGCTGCACCCACAGTTGATGTTGTCACAAAGCCCAAAGCCCCCGTCCCTACTTTCAGTGAAACTGCCGCAGGTAGTTGGGCTGCAAATGCCGTTGTTGAATATCAAGTGTCCGGAACTCGTGTTTATGATCCAGGCACAGGCACTATAACTGGTGAAACTTTGCCTGTTAGTTACACTTACACAGTGGGTGCAACAGCAAGTCGCAACATTGTGTTGACGTGGCCTCAGGTACTGGGTGTTGACGGAATCCGAATCTACAAGAAAGTCACAGGTGTTTACAAACGAGTAGCGGATTTGGCAGGAACTGCAACAACGTTCACTGACAATGGCACCGCAAACACAACTGAAAATTACCCAAGTGATTTAGATACATCAGGTGTGTGGTATCCTGTTTGCACCGCAATCACATTGACTGGCAGCTTTGCACCGGATCGCGGAACTGGTGCAGTGAGGTAAATATGTTAAAAAACCGAAGCATACGACTACCCACGTACTTGGCCGAAACCCCTGCTTGGAAAGACTATGCAGATGTTGTGAGTGAAGTCTACGACACTTATGTTGACACGCCTTTGGCTCAACACAAAGATGCGTTGAACGTCAATGCTTATCATCCAACAAATGTTAGTTTAAAACAAGGCAAGGAATTTCTAAGTTTCTCGGATTATACTTACAATTCTGTTAGATGGGTGTCAACAAAGAATCGTATCCGGGCTTCGGCCATGATCGGCTACACCTTTGCCGAGGCCAGTTTGCTGGGCGAAGATACGATTGAACTGTTGGTGAATTCAGGGGCGCAGTTTCTGCCTTTTCAGGGCAAACCTGAATTCGTAGACTTTTTAAACTACGTGCTGAATGCCACACTTGACGTACAACCTTTGTGG